TAAGGAAGTCCCCCAGCCAGTATATGGCAATTTAGGCTAAGTTATAATAACCAAGCCCCCATGTGCAGATCAAGATGATCTATACACATCTGTGTTTTCTTGACGTGCGTTGGCTCAGCGCGAGTATTTAAATTTCGTTCTGAACCGGTGTACAAGCAAGAGACATAGATAGCAAACTTTCCCGGATAGTCAACTGAATGACTCAGTAACCGATAGGTGGCTATCTTCAACTTACTCAACTTAAGGATCTTGGTATAAGCTTGGTCTGCCGCAGAGACCCATATTGACGTAGAACTACTGTCAAAAGGGCCATATGTATAGGACGAAGCGTGCAACTGTCGAATTAAGACGAGCCATGCGGGCCGAAACCGATTGTCGGAGAACATCCCGGCAAGAGTCCCTACCCGCAGTCTATTAGCGGTGTTTATGGCTACGAAGTCGTTAGTGATTAGCTTACGAACCCGAAAGGGCTTGATAGCAATACCATTGAAGTAATCGTAACCGCACGATTCACGGTAACAACCAGATGAAAAACTTTTCTCTGTGTTGATGGTGAACCCGCAAAAACGGCTGACCTTAGTAAAAAGATCAACAACAGAGCTTTCACAGATAACGTCGTCCCCGAATACCGAAATGTTGCATAAAGCATCATCTTTGGTGTGGTAGGATACGCCCTTGTGTGCATAACAAGCACTGAGGAGACTGTAAAAGATGAGCGTTTCTAGCTCAAATGTGAAGCCATTGCCCATCGATGAAAATTTCGACAAGCAAAAACTTTTCCCTTCGTACTCGACATGAGTCGATCTAGCGGCGTTTAACTGCCGATAGGCGTACGTAGGTAATAAGTACTCCACGAGCTTTTTGCTAATAGTATCTGATGCGCTTTCAAAGTCAACCGTTGCGAAACGGCCGGAAATTGAACCCTCCCGTGCTAGACGACCATTAACTGGCTGCCTAGTGTTTAGATCTATACCTTCCGCCCTTAAACAAGAGCGTATCCACGAACCAAGGAGTTTCTGATAAAATAAACTACCAGTATCCTCAATTGAGATGGGTCTCAAAGATTTGATGTCTTTGGGTACAAATATTAGTTTACACGCATCTGAAAAAGACTGCATGTACGGGGAACAGGGGCCTTCTACTGGCTGAGCTATTATGCTTTCTACATACGTAGGGCATTTTGATAGGTATCGAGTCAGATAAGGTCTTAAGCGAGTTGAACAGGATGGGTTAGAGCTCAGTTTATAGAGCAAATGTGCTTTATAACCTTTGCAGGACTTAGTAGCCCCGGGGCCAAAACCGCCGTCATTGTCCCATATCCGTGAACGACCTAAAATACTAGCTATTTTTTGTTGAGCGAGGTAAAGCACCTCACCAACCTCAGAAGGGAAAGAAATCTTCTGACGCTCGTATAAGGAAAATTCTAGATTGGTACGTTGGCAAGCGGCCTCAGCCTTAGCGTACTTTGCTTTGGTTGGTCCTTCCAATACTTCGGAAGAAACTAAACCGTCCAGCTTACGGAACAAATTGTAAGCTTGATAGTCGTCGCGGCAATTTCGCTGCAAGCCCAGAATGTCTATATCAAAATAGAAATCAGGGTTAAACCTAACTTCAGATAGCGCTGCGAAGTCTCCACTTTCGTAGATCATCCACATTGCTAAAGATAGAGGAGTGTTAATCCCCGATAGAACTTTCTGAACGAATGACCTTGTCAAAGTTAAACTTTTGACTTGAGAATACTCATGTATTTTCATGTTCTTTACCTGCCGGCTAAGCCGTTAATAGAGAGGTGATAAGTCTTCGATTGCCGATTTAGGCAAAGCTTGACCCGAAGTCAACAGATTAGCGACTAATTGACGCATGTCTGTACGCTCTGCGAGCGTTGAAGAGTCCGGGAAAGTGAAGTTCACTTCCGCTAAACAAGTATAGCCCACTGTTGGTTGGGGTTGGATACCCGACGCAGTATTGGGAGAGGTCACGGCGAGCGTTGGTTTAACGAGCTTAAACATAACCTTAGTGGCTTTGTTTGACTCGGAGCGACGCACAAGAACAGTCAACCGTTCGAAACCTGCATAGATACCCGAAGCACGGTTCAGTAAAAGAGCCGGTTCTGAAGTACCCATTTGGGCATTTTGGGGCGTAAAGATATGTGCAATAGGCGTAGCTTGACCGTCGTTTATGACGATGTTTGCAATTTGGGACATAATAATGTCTCCTTAATAAGTGGAGGTTATTTTAACAACTTCTTTAAATCGCTCGAGAAAACCTGAGCGAGAAGTGCAGTAGCTGTGGTCAACCGAGATAAACTGGTTGACGGGGCTTGGAGAACCGGAGATGGAAGAGGCGGAAGGGCAGTTGAACGCCGTTTTCGCTTTTCGTATCCGAAGAATTGGGCTGGTTTTATATAGCCCGGTGCCGTTAGCTGTACTTGGACATTTATATCGCGTGTACTCGTAAGAGAATACTGCGAAACAGTGACGCCTTGCATAGCCGTTCTGGCTTGTAACCAGTCACCGATAGGATAAATCCAGTCGACGACAAAACTCCAAGGAAGAAGCTCCCACGCCAACAGAGCCGGGTTTGTTATGCCCGCTTGCTGTAGCGTTTGCAAGTTACGATCCGTAACAGTTATCAACGCCTTACTAGTGACACTATCATTTATGGAACAAGTTCCTTTATGAGGGAAATCACCGTTATGGCCTGACAAAGGCTGTACACTGGACGATCGCTTGCGGACTTCCACAAACCTCCTTAGTGGTCGATCTCCTACGAGCCGTAAGGCCCCATGGATATCGCTAAGGAGAGGGGTCCATCCGTAAGTAAGCTCTAGCCACGATTTTGAAAACGTTCCAGGTAAATCGGAACGCCTCTTAATCCCTAAAGTGTCACAGACACCGTAGAAGTTGCCGCGTTTAAGTTGCTTCGCAGCATGGGCCAGTTGGTTCGCTTTATTCGCAACAAGATCAATCGTTTGATTGTACTGTGCTAGTGAAGCTGCCAAGTTAGCTTTTAGATCTGCTACCTCAAGGTAGAACTCGCGTACACATGTGTCGATCAATTTCTGATCAACTATTGTTGTATAGTAATCGCCGGCTTTAATGAATCCTGTACCAAAATCTGAAGTAGATTCAGTGTATAGGGGTCCAAGCTGGCCGTTGCTGAGCCAACCATAACCGCAAATAGAAGAGCTTTTCGTCTGACCAAATTGAACGACGGATCGACCAACACCAATATCACACGGCTGAGGCTCTTGGACACCATATGGCCAGTTCGGGTTAACACCCGAACTACCGTATTTATAGTCGTTCGAGATATACGCCATGCTTGTGTACGTTGTGGTTTTACCCGTGCATTCCGATTTTTGGACGACATTTGCTACTCCTAGCTTTGGCCTTTCATAATTGACTCTCATACAACCCTCATTTGAGGTGTTTGTTTATCGCTGATAAAGCGATTGGACCAGGGTGAAAATCCTATCCAAGCTCGTGCCGAAAG